ATTCCAGTAATAAGGTTTAAAAAAAACCTTTTGTCCCTCCTGTCTTATAAAACCATAAGGCAGAGATTGTTCATCTATGCAGTCTAATGTCGTATCACTAAGACTATACAAATTTTGATAAAGCGTATCATTAATAATAGTTTCTCCTTTCATTCCATATTGATGGAAACCCCAAGGGGAAATTCGATATTCTTCATTCCAAATTGCATTGTCAATAGGAAAACCATTTTGCGCATAAGAAGATATGCACCACACGGATAATAAAATTGCTATTATTTTTTTCATAATTAATCTTATAATATTATTTTGTTTTGATTATGTGTGCTTGTGGTAGTTCTTATCATAAAAATGCACAACCATTGTTTTTTTGTGTATGATTAACATTCTACTATAGTCTCTACCAATGAGCACACGAAAAAGGTAGAGACCTTACGCTTCGAAATTATTTTTGTGTAATTGCCATATCGTTCTATGAACAAAAACAAAATGATCAAAAAAATGTGAATGATGAAATGATCGAAAGGAATCTCTTGTAAAATCATACAGTACGATGCAGTAAGAAAAACAGTTTACTGCAGAAATATATAAATATTGAATAATTTTATAAAAATAATTCATATATATTATTCTTTAAAAACGTCGCAAAAATAATAAATTTGATTCACATGTAGAAAGAACCCAATACAAATGGCGTGAAAATGTCGTGAATGGTGCAAAAAAAATGTTAATATACTTATTTTCAACAAGAAAAAAGTATCAACAAAAATCGTTCTCTACACTTTTTTCGCCCCAAACGAACTAACTACTACTTGGTCTCCCCAATATTCAGCTGCTAAATCAAATAGTTTTTGGGTGTGCTTTTCTATAGGTTTGTCCACCCAATCTTCCATTGTGCGTTTTACGCGGCTGTTTGCGCTAACGTACTTGCCTGCAACACGCGGCTGTCCGTAACCCACTGCCCATTCTCTAAAAATTCCATGAATGGGGATTTTAAAACCAACGCTTTCCGGCACTCCGCAATCTTGGGCAATGGTGTAACGGATACTATCTTTAAGTTTTTGCTCGCTCTTTCCTGCTTTCTTGCCGGTTCTATAGGTGTGGCTTTGCTTGGTTTTACCTTTATTAAAGCGAGTGGCATTTGCTATTGCCATGTTGCGTACAATGACTGCCCATTTGCGAGCCTGCGCATAAAATTCTTCAGCGGTAATAATTTTGCCGTCAAGGGTAGTAGTTGTGCTGTGGGACATGGAATTTCGTTTTTTCGTTACACGTTACAGCGTTACACGTTACAGTGGTTACGCTTTGTTCTTCAAGGATTGAATAAGTTTTGAAAACATTCTAAACAAGTCGGTAAGCATTATTTCTGTATCTTGTTTTTGTTCATCGTTCAAGTATCCTAAATTGTAAGAAATGATCAACTGTGTTTCTAATTCTGATAATGAACCTGTTCCGTAATACAGAAACTGTAATAACTCTTTACTTGTGTTTCTGCCAGCACCTTCGGCAATGTTTGAGGGGACAGATACTGCCGCTCTTCTCATTTGATTTGTTAAACCGTATAATTCTTCTTTAGGGAAACTACGAGTTAATGAATAAATTTTTGTTACCATTTCAATGGATTTTTTCCAAACGTCTAAATTTTTATGTGTATTCATAATTATATTGTGTTTCGTTTCAAACGATATAAGTATTATGTATATTTCATTACAATCGTTACACGTTACGATTATTCTGTAACGTGTAACGCCGTAACGTGTAACGTCATTTTTTCTTTCTATTATCTCGGATAACCGTATTCAATCGGTTCAGGATTACGTGGACATTGAGGTTGTAAAATTTGGTTTCATCGTAGAAGTGGTCGCCCATGAGGTCTCGGTGAATGGAGACCCAAGAGAATTGTGGTTCGACTTCGCTCACCAACCGAGAATTTGGATTTGTTTGGGAGTGGGATTTTGAATTGGAAAAGACAAAAGGATATTTTTCTTCGAGGTTGTGTTTGCGCAGGGCTTTGTAGTTGAGCACAAAGGCAAACAGTACGGCTTCGGGGATATTGTAAAAATAGGGTAATCTGCTGTGTGTGCCGTAGATGGTAAAGGGAACGCGCCGGTCGGTTTCGCCTGTATAGTTACTGCGTTGGGGACGATAGAGACAAGCGGCTGCCTCTTTGTATTTTCCGCTTATAATGTATTGGTCGGCAAATATAAACTCGTGCCACGTGGTATTTGAAAATCCGGGTTGGTAGCCAATGAACTGCTGCCCTCCGGTTTCAATATAAGGCAAGAGTTGTTTGGTAATAGGCGGCGGAGTAAGCGTAGTAAAATCAAAGAGTTGCTTTATGCTGTAGCGTTGGAAAAAGTGCAGTTTATTCCAATATTTCTTTTCAATTGCTGTCATGGCAAGGAAAAAATTATCATCTTCAACGTCTGCGGCAGCGGCATGGAGTATTTTTTCTGCTGTAAGAATAAACTGCTCGCGGCTCATCTCATTAAACGTTTCCGGTGCATAAAACAAACTCTCTTTTTGGTCAGTAACTATTTTAATTTCATTCATTTTTTTGGTTTAGATTGGTTTTAGATTCCTCATTCCGCTTCGCGTCATTCGGAATGACCCGGCGTTGTGTAGTGGTGGGGCAGAAAACGAGGCGGTGGGAATTGCTACCTGTTTGCTCATCCCTTGCACCGCCTCGTTTTCTGCTCTCTTGAAATGCGATATACACGGTCATTCCGAGCAACGCGAGGAATCTTTTTCTTATGAGGTATCTGCTTATGCTTTTCATTTCCATTGCGTTGGGTTTGGTTCATGCCAAAAAGGAGTTTTGTGGCTAATGGTATAGCGCACTCCCACATAGCGTTCCCGCATGTTTTGAATCTGAACGGCGGAAACATCTTCTAACAGGAAATCCTTTATAATCATACAGGCGGGGTCGTATTTGTCGCGGTTTATCCTGCGGATAATTTCATCGCCGATGGTCTCGCAGAGGTCAAAGGCAGCGTAAATGGCGTCGTAGTCGTTATCATCTTGGTAATCTTGCACAATCATAAAGGAACTTCCGCGCTCTTTGAAACTGTTACAGGCTTGGTCTGAGGTAAAGTGAATTTCGCTACCCTCTTGAATAAGCGCCGGAAAATTCACCCTGTTGCGCAAGCCTGTGTAAAACTCCTCCAATTCGCCGCGAAAATAGTGCGGCTCTTCCGGCGTGTGCGCTAAGGAAAGATGCAGGGTTGTCAAATTCTGCATGTAATCACAAAATGCCTGCGGGGTGGCGTGGGTGTGGTTAGGTTCTTGCATAGTGGTGGTTTTTCGTTACTCGTTACTCGTTACAATTTTTACTTGTAACGTCGTAACTTGTAACGTTGTAACGTTTTATTAACTGATTCTCAACTCACAATCATTGCGTTTACATTCGTAGGCACGTGAGAGGGCTAACTGCCGCTCTAACTCTATTTTATCGCTCTCAATTTGATGAGATTGGCGTTTGATGGTAAGGATGAGTTCGCGCTGCTTGTCGCTGAGTTCATCACGCTCGCGCTCGTTGGCAATAAACTCTTGAATGAGTTGCTTCTGATACTCAATCTGTTCTGTTAATGCTCTGAATTGTTGGCTTTCGAGCGTACTCTGTTTTTCTTTCATTTCTAACGCCCGGAGTTTTTTTTCTCCCAAAAAGCGGATGATGCTCCAGATGGTTGTGCCACCAAGACAAAAATTGAGGATTGCGGAAATGACGGTTAGGGTTTGGTAGGGATAATCCATGATAATTAAGAATTGAGAATTGAAAATTAAAGTGGTATATGTGCGAGGGTTAAATTTTTAAAGTTTAAATTTTTAAATTAAAAATATTTATGCAATAAATATTTTTTTGTTGGTGTTGTCGCGGCGGATATGTTTGGTTTGTGGGGCGTTGTTTCCGGCAAATGCAATATAGGCGGGATAGTCGGTGGAATGGGCTTTGAGCGTGTCTATTACGCTGCTGATGTAGCGTTCGGCTTTTTGGGCGTATTCTTTGCGAACACGCTCTAATTCTTCTGCCGGCACAGGAGCGTATTGTTCTTCCGAAATACGAATGGCGTTTGCAGATTGAAAGATAAGCCCCTTGTCTGTGGGCATTTGGTGCAGTTCTGCAATCCCTTCTGCGATAGCCATGAACACAACAAATTTTTTAATCCCGGAAAGGATACGGGCGTACTTTTCAACAGCCGGATCTGCCCCAAGCAGCTCGGCACAGAAACAGTCGCCCAAGTGGTGTGGGAGTTGCAACTCCTCCACTGAGGTTACAAAGTATTTCATTTTCAAAAACACTAAACGTGAGGAGTTAATGTGGTAGATAGCGTTAAATTCTTTGGTGTTTTTGATAAATGTGTTTTCGCTTGCGTGGTGGCAGGGACTTTGAGCAAATTCGGGTAAGGTGGCAATGTTTTGTTCGCAAAACTCCAAAACGACATCTAATTGGTCAAAGCCCTCATTCTTGAGGTTTTCTTTGAGGGCTTCGGTCTGGTAGCGATAAAGGCGGTTTTCTCCGGCGTTGTCGGCAGCGCCCTTGTCGGAAAGGGTAACCGAAAGAATATCATATTCTTGCCAAAACGCAAGCCGAATCAGTGCAAACTGACAAAGGGTAAGGAGTTCTTTCAGGGGTGCTTTCTTTTTTTGTTCAGAGGTGGTGTAATAATGAACGAGTTTGCCGAAAAGCGCATCGCCAAGCAGGGGGATAATATATTTGCGCTCACACAGGGCAATCGCCGGCGCAATGCTGCGAAATGAAAAATTGACGTTAACAGGAAGAAACTTTTTAAATTCTTCTGCCTTTGTGTTGTATTCGGGTTTAAAGAGTTTTGGAGTCATTGGAAATTTAAAGATTTAAAAATTTAAAGATTTAAAGAGAGTTGTTTGGCTATGCTAATTTTTCTTCGGTGGATTTACCGGTGTCGAGGGTGGTTAGGATAATATTGCGGTAAACGAGTTCTAAGTCGTGGATACCGTTAAACTCAAACATAAGTTCTATGGGATCTAACACCTGTTGTTTTTCTATGTAGTTGAGTATAAGCGAAACGAGCAGCCCCTCACGAATGTTTGAGCCGCTTCCGGCGTTTCCGCTGTAGGGACCTCCCGGAAGCCCTGCGCCGAGAACCGAAGGATTAACCATGAGCGAAAACAGTATCTCGCTGTTGGCGGCGGCAGATGTGGAAAGACGGTCTTCCGCCTTGATACTGTTTTCCAATCGCTCAATTATCCATTTTTCCTCTGCCTTGCCGTTTTCGTTGAGCGAAAAGCCGGTGATGAGCGATTTGGCGGGGTTTTCCTCAGAAGTCAGATTTTCCTCAAAATCATCTAAATACTTGTTAATGGCATCTTCGCGGAGTTTGGAGGATTCATATTTTTCTTTTGGAAATCTGGCTTCCCAAAAGGTATCGGGGATTTGGATGTGCCACATCAGAGACATGGCGTTTTTGTAGGCTTTTTTTAGAAACGTTGGGATTTTGTGCGCTACTTCTATCCAGCCGGAACGCCATGCGGTATCCCAATCGGGTAGGGCGTAAAAATCGTTGTTAGAAAAGTAATTGCGGATGCGTGGGAAAGCGATGTAACTCCCTTTGAGTTTGCCCTGCTCTTTGAGGATTTGCAGGTGCAAAGCGGGGGCGTTCTCGTCGAGTACAAGCAGAACAGGTGCGCTGTCATCGGGATAGGTTTGAGCAAAGTTTCCGAAAAGGACAAGTTTTGTTTTGTCTGTACTCAGGCGACAGTGTCGGGCGTTGATGCTATCCACACGCAAGATTTTTTCGCCCGTTTGGTCAAAAACAAATACAGGAAAACAGTTACCGAGTTTTATGAGGTCTCTGAATGCTGTAGTGTGGTAATTGCGAAACGAGTACCCACGCAGGTAGTTTAACACTTCGCGGTTGTTTACCGGTTCGTAGATTGCCTTGCTGTTTTCATCTGTTCCGGTGAGTTTTGCAGGGAGTACCCCCTGACCGTAGCAGCAGCGGCACTTGTAGTTCAAGCCTGTGGAAAGTACGCCTGTTTTGCCGATGATGTCGTTGGCACGTTCGGGGTAGCGGTTATCGTCTCCCCAGCAGGCGTACTCTATGTGGTTGTGTACAAATGTACTTAGGAGGTGTTCCTTTACCTGTTGGGTACATTGTACCGTTTGCCCATAGGACTTGTTGCCCAAAAACAGCAACGGAGTTCCGGAATTGTTAAAAACTATATCCATCTAAATTACAACTTGTTGATTATTTAAAGTTCTGATGTTGTCAATGGATACGGAGTAGATATGCCCGACAGGATTACCGCTTTCATCAACGGCTTGGATGCCACGCAAGCGGTTGGCGGTCATATCGGCACGAAGTCCGGTAACTTTGGCACGGAGAAGGCTTACCAATTCCCCATCTTTTTTGTAAAACTGAATGGAAAAGTAGTTGGGTTTTCCCTGCGAGGTTTCGCGTATTTCCATTTGGCGAAGAGCGGCGGAACGTTTAATAGTGTTGCTCATAGGAGTTTTTTATGGCAAAGGTAGGATGAGCATAGGGAAAGAGTGGGACAACTTCGACAACGCTCAGTTTCCGAAAGAAAGAACCAATTCTCGCTTTAGCAGGAATTGTATAGAACCGTTAAAAAAAATGGTGAAAAAGATTTTGTGTACAAAATGGGTGTGTATATCACACAGGAAACGAACAGCGACCACTTTTTCGGTATTTTTTACCCCTTCGCCGCCGCAGGCGGCGCGGCGAAAAAAGCAAGCAGGCAGCACGAAAAAATGGGCTAAAGCAGCCCATTTTCAACAAAGGAGTAGTAATTGAATGATGATATTACAAAACTGTCGAGCAGTTGAATATCGAGCAGTTTCGCCGCTTCTTTAATTCGGCTTGTGCAGGCTATATCTTCGCGTGATGGGTGAACGTCGCCACTTGGGTGGTTGTGGCAGATCATTATCCCTGTCGCGTTCTGGAGGAGTGCGCTCTGTAAGATTTGGCGTGTGTTTATCAGGCAGTTTGTTGTTGTTCCTTCAGATACTTTGCCGACGGATAACACCCTGTAGTTTTGGTTTAGATAGACGGCGTAAAAAACCTCTTTATAGTCAATGTAGAGTTTCATTTCGTCCAATTCACGAATGAGATTAACGAGGTCTGTATCAAATGCAATTTGGGGGCGTTTCATCAGGTCTGCGTGGTTTTTGTAGGTGAGTTGCACCTCTGCAACTTGAAATAAATTTGGAGTGTTCATAAGTGAGAAAATTTAGTGTATTTTTTGTAAGTGTTAAATATTTGATGTTTAATTTTTTAGTATCGTTTTTTTGCAAAAAAACGATACTAATATAACCGTTTGCCGCCTCTCGCCCTATCTAAAAAAGTTATAACCAACGATTTTTTTTAAGGAAATATGAAACGAGGGGGCAGCAAAAAAGAGGGGCTAACTGTGTGGGGTACAGTTAGCCCCTCTTGTGTTTTATCAATTAAAAGTCTAACGCTATGCCGTTTTCTGTACGTTCAAAGATTAGTTTTGTGTTATGCAGATAATCAATATATTTTCTGCTCGTGGTCTGTATCAGGGCGGCAAATTCCGCGCCTGTGTATGTTCTGCCAAACTCTAACAAGTGGCTGAATTGTTTGCAAATTCTATATACTAACATACTGCCCCCCCTTCTGCTGCTACGGCTGCGGTTCTAACTTGCAAGTTACTGAATACGTAACATATCGGAAAGCGGCGGTTTTCTTCGTCGGTGGCTTGGTAGGTTTCGCCCTTTTCTTCGGCTCTTTCTTCTTTCTGTGCGCCAACGGGCTGCCCCCATATCGGGAACGCTTTTTCGCCTTTTTTAACGCTTGCCCCTGTCTGTTTCCATTCGCCAAACTTTTTAAAGTCCGTTATGCCCTCTGTTTTATAAACAAAGTTTAAAAGAAAGTGGTTTAATGGGAGAGTGGCGTAATATGCCGCCATTGCTTGCGATGGGGCTTTTTCTATTAAAACTGTTTTAATTTGTCGCGCCTCGTGGCTTGCGTTCAAAAGGCGGTTAAATTGCATTTGACGGTTTTTTATTTCAACGTTTTGGGTTTCTGTGTTTTGGGTTTCGGTGGTTTTTTCAAATTTTTTCATACTTTCGCGTGTTTTAGTTATTGTAAATAATTGAGACTTTTTTAAAAAGGTGGGGGGCTTTATCAGTGCTGCCCCCGCCTTTTGTTTGTTAATGTTTTTAGTGTTATGCGCTTAAAAGTTCGAGTTCGAGAGAGGCAATTTTTTGTTGCATTTCGTTTTGTAGCATATAGCAAAATTTGCTAATTAGGGCGGTGTTTGAGATAGAAAAAGCGTCTGTAAAATTAGCGCGGTTGTAATTATCGGAGGTTAAAACCTGAAAGGTAATTTTGCCGCTTTTGGTTTCAAATTCATCTTCGTTTTTAAGTTGGTCAATGTAGAGTTGTAAACTCCCCATACTGTCAATAAATTTTTCCCTGTTTCGCGCTAATGTTTTTTTGTGGTTCAGGCGTGAAAGTTCATTTTCAAGACGTTTGTTAAACTCTTCAATCGTTTCTACTTTGGGGGCTTGTGTCGGTGTGGGTAGGGTTTCCGCTGCGGTGTTTACTGTTACCGTTTCGGGCGTTGTTTCCGTTTCGGCGGTCGGGGTTACTGTGTCGCTTTGGGGTGTTTCTACCGTTTGGGCGGCTGTGGTGGGTTGGTTTGGTGTTCCGTTATCGTTTTTAACGGTTTGGGCTGCGGTGGCAGCGGTTGGGTTTTTTTGGTCTTTTTTCATTGTTTAAAAGATTTAAAATTGTTAGTAAATTGTGAGGCTCGCGCCTCTGTGAAGTTTTTTTGAGTGTTGCATTTTTATATTATTACCCTGTGGGTGTGCTTTTTGGTGTGCTGCTTTGCTTGCCAAAATTTCAAAGAACGCTATAAAAATATTTGTTTTGGTGGTGGGGGGTTGGTGTTTCCCTCTTTGTTTCTGTAACAAAGATAAACTATTTTTTTTAATTGTCAAGTGTTTTTATACTTTTTTTTGAATTTTATTTGACTGTGTATCAATACATTATGAGTGTTTAGATTTTTTAAGTGGTTTATTGTCAATTTTTTAACGAATTTTTGGAAGGATTTTGGGTGTTTTTTGCAAAACGTAAACAGTTGTAATATAGCGTTTTAACTCATTATTTTACACTGTATTTGCTACAAATATTTGCTACATTTACAATACCTAAATAAATGTAAAAAATAGTTACACGTTACGGCGTTATTCGTTACACGTTACACATTATATATCTTTGTAAATCAACATCATATAGAAACTTAACAATAATTTTATTTTAGAAAAAATATTTGTAACTTGTTGATATTCCGATAATTAAAATTTTAATAGTCAAAAATTTAGCCTGCGCCGCTCGCGCCGCCGTCCACACTAAATATCACTGCGAAGCAGTACCGATTTTATTTATGTGCCTATCCTTACAGGAATAAAACGCTCTTTTTGCGTTTTGATGGCGTTGCCGAATTTAGTCCACATGATTTTGTCGGCGGCATCTGAAAAGTGGGTGGCTTCTTCGGGTAAAACGCCCGAACTTTTACGCTCGGAGTTTTTATCTTTTTTGAGTTGTCCGTCCACATCTTTAATCATGGCGTTATTCATCGAAATAAGCGTGTAGCGGCACTTTTCTCCATTAAAACGTACCAAAGGCAACTCTTTTCTTTCCTGCCTTAAAATAAGCCCCCACAGCAGAAATTTGTCGCTTTGGGGCGGTTCCATGCCCTTGTGGGTGTGTTCTATCACTTCCCAGCCTGCTTTCCTCAGGCAAGATATGGCAAGTTGGTTATAACTCATGGAATTGATGATATTGGGGTTTCTGCTGTCGCCGTACTTGTCGCGGTAATAATGTACTTTCTTGTGCTGATGTGCGCTGTAATAGCCTGTAAACTGTTCGCAGAGGTCTTTAATCAACACATTGCTGTTTTCGTCGGGTTTGACAAAAAACTCGTTGATGAAGTTTTGGCACCTCTGTTGTGAAACGGTTCCGGAAATAAAATCAAACTGCCGTTCCTGACAAACACAAAACAAGGAGATACTGCTACCCCAATCGGGCGCAATCTCCAAAGGCAAATCGGCGTTGCAGTCTCTGTCAAAGGCGCACCCTTTAATTTGCAGCCGTGCGAGGTCAAAATCATTCTCTTTGGCAAAGCCAAGCAGTCGGGCATCGTCCAATCCATTATGATACACGTGTTTTTCATCCTGAATGCTGTAAAAACAGTCTTCCACCTTGTCAAAGAGAAAGTTCATGATTTCAATCAAAAAAATCAACTGCGGGAGGGTCTGGCGGTTTTTCTTGATGTAGGATAGCCCCAAAAAGTCGAGATTGTCAAAAGCATTGCTCAGGGTGAAAAGTACGCCTGAAGAGGATACAAAGGGGCGTATGCGGCTTTTCAGGCGGGCTATTTCATTCCAAGCCTGTGCGAAAAGGGTTGGATTGTCAATATCCAGCAACTCCAACTGCATTTTTACGATTCTGTTCCAAATCTCAAACAATCTAATGCCGGCTTCTTTTTCGTAGTAGTCGGCAAACTCCAGCACCCACCGTCCATCGCGGGTAGGAGGCATGGAGGTAGAGTATTTGAAGCCGTGATGGAGATAAACAGGCTTTTGGGATTTGCTGCCAAAAAACTCCAAGTTTCCTCTGTTGGTGGGTACAATCTCTTGGTCGTACTGCTCTTTGTTGAGTGTAAGTGTTTCATCGGCAATTTCATAGTCCACGTTGCAACCCCTCCCACTGCCCGGCTCACTTTGAGAAATAAGGGCAATGCGAACACCATTACTGCAGGAAATGAAATTATCGTATTTGTTAATCTCCTCGTAGGAACTGTCAAAAAAGGGGGGTGGTTTTTTCCCAATTACATAGTTGGCATCTTTTTGATAGCCAAGTTGGTTTAATATTTTCAGGGAACTCGGCAGGGTGCGCGTGAGCAACTGTCCGTAGGTTTTTCCGGTAAGCGCGATGACGGATTTTGGCATGAAGCGGATGAGCCTGTCGAGCCAAAAGCCGATGTCTGCCGATTTGCCTGTTCCGCGCCCCTCTACCGAAACATGACACTTGGGTTGCAGCAGGAAGCCGGGAAGTTGGGCGCGGTTGCCACTGAGTTTTATTTCCATCTAACTGTTGATTATCTCGTAAGCGGTATCTTCTCCAATTTCGTCATTGGAAATATCCATAAATTGACGGCGCATCTCCATGGGGAGTTTGGCAATCAAATCTTCGGAAAGGGATAACGTTTTGCCGTTCACGTTGAATTGGATGAAGATTTGATTGCTCTCCATGAGTTTGGGGTCTATCTTGACAGGCGGATGCAGGGCAAGATATTTTTGCAGGGTGCTCATATTCTTGGCACGTGCGGTGTCGCTGCAGGCAGGGTTGGCAATCTCTTTCATCAGCCAGTCTAAAAACCACCCTTCCAAAAAATCCCTGTCTATTGGATCGTATTTATTCCAAAGGTGGCAGGCGTTGCGGATGTCCACGAAAGCCTGTTCGCGGCTTAAATCGGGATAACGCGCCTGCAGTTTAAGCGCGGCAACGCTTTTTCTTGGGTACTTTCGCAGGATGGCGTGTGCCGTGCGCAGACGCTCTAAAATCTCCTGCTGTTTCTCAGTCAGGGCGGTGCTTTCGCCGGTAGAATAGTATTGAGAAATAGCGGCAAAGTCATCTTCACGCAACTGTCCGATACTTCTTTTTCCTGAAATTAAACTCATTGATTTATTGTTCATTAAATTTCAAAGGCTTCTAAGTTATCTTCGTCTGCTTGGCGGAAGTATTTTAACATTTGTAAAATGGCAGGTTGAGAGGAGTTTAGGGCGGCATCCAATACGGTTTTTCTAATTTCTGCCTGTGCGCCCAAATAGCCCCTGTACCAATTTTGGTAAATTTCGCCCTTTTCTTCGCGAAACTGTCGGGCGACTTCAACGGGGTCGAAACCAAAATTGGCGGCTATCTCCCGAAAGGAAAAACCGATCCTGCCCAAGAGGTAAATCTCATTGCACTGCTGCTCTGTTAAACTGTTCATTGATAATCTCTAAATCTCGATTGTAAATACTTTCTATGGCTTGAATTATTCCGCGTTCAGGCTGCGGGTTGGTGGTAAAGTTAAGGCTGCCGGAAACGGAAATTTTCCACTTCTCGTTGGCAAAGAGGCACAGTTTGGCGTGTACCGGAGCAATTACCACAGGAAAATTGGCTTGGCACATTTGCAAGGGGATGGGATTGCGGACTTTTACACGCGGGTCTATCCACAGGCGAAAGTCCGTAATAAGTCCGTCCTTGATACGTGCCAGTACTTGGCTTACAGCCTTTTCGGTAATTGCCCACGTGCAGGCGCTCACGCTGCAAGCGCCGATTTGCCGGCACACGTAGTTGATGATATCGTGCATGGCATAACGCCCAAACGTCCAGAAATTAACCACTGCTCCTGTTTCCAGCTTGCCGATGTGCTTGCTTAAAATTTCCCAAGGCTCACCCACAAAGGATACCGATTCGGGAAAATAGTGATCGTAGGGAAACAGTTCGGGCTGCTGCTGCTTTTTTCCTGAACGGTCGGCAAGGGAAGAAAAATCTATCAGGCTCATTTCTTTTGGTCAATCAGTTGTAAAATCTTTTTGTAATCTTCTTTCAGGGAATTTAGTTTTGCCTCCAATTTTTCTTTCAGAGGAGATTCCGGCATAGGATTAGGGTCTCCCTTTGTAAGGCTTTGATACTGCAGGCGGTTTTGAATTTTGCCGATGGCAACCATTACCGCCTGTTTCTTTTTCATGAGTTCAACGCCGGAAAGAAACTCTAAATCGCAGGTGGTACAGTGAGGCGGCGTTGGCACAACAGTTTCTTCCTGTTGCTGTAGCAGCAGCGGTAACTCCACTGGAACAACGCCGGATGCAAAGTACTGTTCTTTGAGCAGAAAGATTTGCTCGTAGCGTTGGATGAGCGGCAGGCGTTGTTCTATCAATCCTTTGCGCTGTTTTACAACGTCCTCGCTGTTGCTTTCGCCCAACTCAAAAAGTTGGCGGTGCATCGTGGATATGGCTGTAAAGAGTTCGTAAACGGCGTTTTTTGCCTGTCGGATAATTTCCGGCAGCATGGCAAGAGTAACACAGTCGGGTTTCTCCTGCGTGATGGTTGCCCCGAAAAGAACACTTAACGAAATACCGGTAAGTTTCTTTAGTTCGTACTCTAATTTTTTTGCGTGTGTGGCAGGTCTGCCGTTGCGAAAATGCCGAGCAAGCATTTTGTTTTTATGGTGTTTCTCAAACAGTTCTACACCTTGAAAATAATCTTTAGTTTGGCTTTGCAGCCATGTGTTGATCTCCTCCATTTTGTTTTTTTAGGACGAAAATAAAAGGAGTAGGGGAAAGGATGTAGGACGGAAAAAACTGCGTTAGGAATTGCAACGGTTACCACACACACAGTTTGAATAATTATTTTACTTCTCTTTTAATGGTATGTTTGATTTTTATAGCCGACAGCAAGTTAAATTCAAAAGTAGTTTCAGTACCTGTGGTTTTTAATTCCTTTGTAACTATATCCGTCAAGATTTCACTACTTTTCTGCATTACAGCCGCCTGTTTTTGTGTATCATCCGGTGTTTCAACAAGTTCTGCAACCATACCGGAGAGTTCGCGCATTTTGGCAAACGCCTCTACTATGGCAATGGTGGTGTCGGTTGCTTTTTCGCTCTTCAAAATGGTAGCAAGCATATACAAACCTCTTTCCGTAAAGGCTTTGGGAAAAACAGTAGAATGTTTAAGATTTCCGAACCGGTGAAAATTTTTCACCAGTTCCAATTTTTCGGTTTCTGATACAGGCAAAATATACCCATCAGGAAATTTATTAGGATTGTTTTTAACAGCCCTGTTTATATCCTTTGTTTCCACTCCATACAGCCATGCCACATCACTGTCTAAAAGTGCATTTTTGCTTTGGATGGAAATGATTTTTTCCTGTACATCACTGAGCGTTATTTCTCCTTTGGGTATTCTCTGAATTTCAGTACTCATATTTTTTTGTTATGATTTATATTTTCTAACGTTGTTTATCTTGCTTTATTATTAAAAAGAAAGCCGCCCTTGCGAGCGGCTTCCAACCAAATAAATTAAATAATGAAAAATAGTAACACAAGGGGTTTCCCCAAAGTATCATGTCTGTAGTTTTTATCCTATTCCGCTGCTTGTACCGGTAATAGCATCAATGTTATTACCGATGTAGATTTGTGCGGTAGGGGTGTCAAAGACAAAGTTGAGCGTTCCGCCGTTGTTGTCGGTAACTGCTTTTCCGCTTGAGAGTTCGGCGTTTTCTCCGTACTCAACGCCACGATTTCTATCTCCGAGCAGGTGAACATCGCCATTGTTTAATCTTGCCAAGATTACCAATTCGCTGTTCATTGTTGAAGATACCAAGCCCAAGAGTTTGGACTTAAAGCCGGGGTGGTAGATTTCGAGGGTGGCTTTGAGGGAACGTGCGCCGGTAGGTCCCTGCAGCACATACTTGAGTTCTCCCAAGTCTCTGCTGCAAAAGATGTGGTGAAAACGTTTAGAGTTTTTCATCGTAATAGTGCCTTCCAGAATTGCGAAGTCATCGTAACTTTCTCGTACCATCGGGAGTCTTGGGAAAGTGGCGACATCTTCTTTAAAGGCGATATAAACATTTTTTACCCCGCTCATGTTGTTGCCGCAACTCGCTGCCATGTTCAGGTCTTCCATTTCTAAGGAACAAATTAATTCTTCGCTTGCCATGTTTTTATGTGATTAGAGGTTAATGATTAAAGGTTAATATTTTATCCTTCGGGATTGGGTTCGGGTTCGGGTTGTTGAACGGCAACGGTTTCCTTTGACGTCCATACCATAGCATTGCAGGCAAAGCCGACCGCTTCCCACCAGTGAATTAAAAACTTGATTTCTCTGTCCACCTTTTGAATATCCACGTGCATCTTGTTCAGGTCGCGTTTGCGCAAATGCAGGATGTTTTCTCTCATGGTGGTAAAGATGTCATTCGTGCCGTTCATAGAGGGTAATCCCACTACAACGTGTTCTGTAAAATCAATTTCGGCATTGATTTTGCTTGGACCGTCAATAAAATAGTAGCCGTTGGCGCGTTTGGCGGACTTAAACGCCCGCACCCATTTTTGAGCAACGAAGTGGATAAGTCTTTTGCCGGTGTAGAGTTCCGATATTTTTTTATCGTATAACTCTAATTGGTCAAAGATGGAAGTTTCATCAAGTTCGCCAACGCCTTCTATCACATTGATAGGATATTCTGAGTGTTTTGCACCCTCTTTGAGGGCTTTTTTTAGTCCGTCCATGCAGTTAATGGAAAGTCCGGCTGTCCCTGTGGTCGGGTCTTTCCAGATCCCTTTATAAACGCCGTTTAATTCCTTATCTTCAATGGCTTGATTCATAAGAAACTCTTCCAGCATATACTTGGTAATTGGCCAGTTTTCGAGTGTGCGGCTTGAGTCTCCGCCCAAAAAGCCGAGCCAACTGCTTTCAATGTCGGTCGGATAAAATTTGTAGTCAATTTTAATGGGGTGGAGTTCTATGGGGTTGGGTACGAATTTAACCGCTCCGCGTGGGGTAAAATCACGTTGGAAGGCTTGTAGCACCGGTTGAAACAAAGGGTTTGCCAATTTGAAAATGGTGTCATTGGTAGGAATGGCGGTAGCGTATTGCAGTGTTTCGCATGGTTGCATAAAGGCGCGTTTCAGGCGGGAAAGGTTTTGCCCCGCGTCTTCGTAGTAACGTCCGTATTCTTCTAAAATCTGTTCGATAGTTAATTCTGCCATAATGTTTTATAATTAGATGATGAGATGATTAGGTAATGAGATGATTAAAGCGTATCGCTGATTTCTTGATAGTATTTATTTTTCTTCTGCCAGTCGGCAAAGGTTTCAGCGGTGGTAGTATGAGGATCGTTGCCGTCCACATTGAGGGTAACTCCCGGAAGTGCATCTACAATGGTTTTGAGGTCGTTGTAACGTTTTTGCAAAAGTGAATGTGCAGTTTGGGCAGTTTCATCTTCCTTTTTAGATGCCTCACACTCGGCTTTTAAATCGGAAAACTCTTTCAGAACTTTTTCAAGGGCGGTAACTTGCTCATCGGTGAGCGTTACTCCCTTTTCTTTGCTGTAAGGGTGCTCGTCTGTAAGGCAGGCAGCCAGACAGAGAAATGGAAAAAGGTTTTTCATAGTGGGTTGATTTTTATTGTTTTTGTTAGAAAAAAGGATTTTCAGACTTTCCAAGAAACTCGGCTGTGGAGTTTCGGGGGTAGTAGTAGCGGGGTCGGTTTGGGTTTCTTCGGTAAGGATGTCGGCATATTCATCGGGCAGCGCAGGGAGAAAAGAGTTTTCAAAACACTTTTTGTTCATACAGGCGGCTTTTTTGCTCTCATTATATATATCGGTAGCAAAACCCAAGCG